GGAAAATCGATACTGGAAAAACTCTAACTCGGTGGCCAGTTTTTGTTGACCACTTCAACGCGAATATGTCACTGGCAACGTTCTATAACACTGTCTTAGGCGAAACCTTCGATGATCTTAACGAAGACCGCACAGCCGACGAACTGGAAACGCTGAAAACTGATATTAGCCTAGACAATATTCCTGATGATGTATTGGCTCTGGTAGGTGGAGTTGACCAGCAAAAAGACCGTCTGGAATCTACCTTGCTGGGTATTTCTCGTAAAGGGATATGTGTAGTTGATCACCGATCATTCTATGATGTGAACTGCGAACGCCACGAATCACTAGCATATAACCAGCTTTACAACTTCCTGAAAGCGAAATTCTATACCCGATCCGGTGAACGAATCCCGATGTTATCTGCTTTCGTGGACTCATCGAACGGACGAGCTACAAACGTGATCTATCGATTCTGTAGTCGGTGGCAAAATCTAACCGCCATTAAAGGCGCAAGCAATGTTGATGCTCCAATCCTTCCGGTAAAAGACACAAGAACGGGCGGTTTTACCCTTAAAATTCTGGGCGTAAACAACCTTAAAACGATGATCCGTGAAATGATTAACCGGAACTTGAGAGATGGCGATCCTCACACTGTCTTCCAGATTGGTGACGTTCCTGATGACTACTGCGAGCAATTGCTATCTGAACAGTTGAAACGGCAGGGTAATACCACACGTTGGGTAAAAGTTGGACAAGCACGAAACGAGGCTCTCGACTGCCTGGCTTATTCCTATGCTGCTTCTCGTCATGTGCTCAATAAAATGTCATGGGAAAAACTCGAAGCCATCAAAGATAGTTTGAACCGCGAACCAGAAGAATCCGTAAAAGCTCCTGAAACGCAATCTGACGAGCAAATCGAAGAAACTAAGCCAATCACACGACCACAACGTCAAAACATCGCCAGACGCCCAAATAGAGGCCGTAGCTGGGTAACATCGTTCTAATAACTCGCCGTCCTTCGGGGCGGCTTACTCCTAAATATTGTTAATCCAATAACAATTAAATAAGGGGTAATTATGAGTTTAGAACTAATTCCCTTAGTAATTCGTAAAGGCGAAAAAATCACGCTGGCGAATGAAGAGGGTGTAACAATTCAGGTAGGAAATAGTAAAGGTATCATTTATCAGGTTGATGATTCTCCGGCTAATCACGAGATTAAAACTCTCTCATTCGAGATAGGTAAATATACCATCGTAATAACTTTGGAAGAAGAACTGGTATCAATGCAGGAATTAACTGTTTTGCCAGTATTCGCCAAACAATCCAAAAAAGAATATCTGCGGGAAACTATCGCCTTAATCGAGCAAGTTATTTTCGCCCGTTTATCTGGGGACGAAGCCGCATTATCTCAAATGACCGTGAAAGGAAATACTTTCGCCTATGAGTCATTGGCTGTTCTCCAGACTCTAAAAGTCGATTATGAACGTCAACTGTCTAAATTAATTCAAGCCGAACGACGTAAACAGGGAATTAGCCCGATTAAAAATATCAAATTACGTCTTACGCGATAAGGGGTAAATCATGTTTAATCTTTTTCGACGCAAAAAGGCGGTAGAAACTCCAGTTAAAACTAATCACCGCCAGCAACAACCAAAAATTTTCATCGATAAGCAAGTAGAAAAATTTCAGAAAGACCTGAATACACGTTCATTGGGATTAGTTGGTGATCGCATTGATGGATCGCTTCAACAAGATACTATCACAGGAACCTTCAATAAGGCTCTCAAATCGAACGGTAAGCGCCTTTATGATCAGGGTCGTACTCTGGCTATAAACAATGCTGTAGGCAAGCGATACAAGCAGTATATCGTTGACCAAGTTGTTGGTACGGGGCTTGATCCGAAACCATCAATCGTTAAATCAAATGGCAAACTTGACACCGCACTGAATAAGCAGATCGAGAATGCTTTCTGGAAGTGGGCGCAGAGTGCTAAACGCTTCTCTCGCAACGGTCGCTTTAACTTCCGTGAAATGCTGGCAATGGCAGAATCTGAACGTGTTCAGGGTGGAGAATGCTTCATCGTTTTAACCAAAGAGAACAATGAGTTACAAGTTTCTATTCTGTCTGCTGATAGGTGCGACTGGTCGCTTAGTCGTGAAATAAGCAAAGAACGTGCGATCTATCAGGGGATTGAGTATGACGTAGACACAATGCGCCCTGTAGCATACTGGTTTAGAAAAATCAATCTACTGACTCAGACCTACACTGGCGAAAATTATCGCGTAGATGCTTCTCAGGTGTGCCACTACTACCAGCCACTGTGCGCGGAAAGTTTACGTGGTGTGACTGACTTCCTGCCAGTGATTAAGGATATTGCGCATCAAGAAGCGTTCCGCGAAACCGCGATCGTCCAGAAACGTATTGCAGCTAGCTCTATGGGCTTTATTGAACGTCCGAAAGATTCTGGTGACGATTTTGATACTGGTGAAGAGGATGAACAATATCAAGCGCCGGAAGTAGTACAGGACTTTGCACCGGGTACTATTCAGGAATTGCCGGAAGGGGCAACAATCAAGAGCATTCAATCATCGCAAAATGGCGATGACTTTAACAGCTTCAATGATGCGATGTTCACTAGCGTATCAATGGGCTTAGGCGTGTTCAAACAGGGCTTAACAGGAGATTGTTCACAGATCAACTACTCAGCCGCACGTTTTGGGGAACTAACCCAGCGTAACCGCATTAAAGCACTGCAAAACAAATTGATTGAAACAGTGGTATTGCCAATTTTTGAAGCATATCTACGCCATTATTCCGCGCGTGGTATTGTTCCGATTCGTATTACTGCAATTCCGCATATTATCGATAATACAACTATTATTCGTCCGCGTTTTGAATCCGTCGATCCTATTAAAGACGTAAACGCCGAGATTGCTTTAATTCAAAATGGTCTTAAATCACGTACTGCCGTTATATTAGAACGTGGTGATGATCCTGAAAAAGTATTCTCAGAGATTCAAGCCGAAAAGAGCGCACTAAATATTATCGTTGATGGCGAGGGTGAAGAAAAAAATTCCCCAGCCGATCCCTAATAACCAACGGGGGCGCAATGCCCCCAATTAATTAAAGGTGATTAAATGCTTAAATTTCGCCGCGAACTTAACGGTTACGGTGGAGTTATTAACGAAGGGCATACTGATCAATACGAATTTGAAATTGCTTTCTCCAGTGAACAGCCTTATCAGCGCCAATTCTGGGATGAGCAAAATCAAGAAATGGTGGTATTAGATGAAATTCTGGTACATACACCGGAAGCGGTTGATCTGTCTCGTCTGAATAATAACGCTCCGTTGCTGTTTAATCATAATTTCGATAATCATTTAGGTGTCGTTTGTAACGCTCGAATCGATGCGGATAAAGTAGGCCGTGCGACCGTTAGATTCTCTAAGCATGGCACTTTGGCTAATGATATTCGTAATAAAGTCATTGAAGGTACGATGGAAAAAATTTCTGTCGGCTATGACATTAAAGAATATCACATCGATTATGCCAAAGGACAATTGATTGTTACTAAGTTTGTTCCTTTCGAATTAAGTTTTGTTACGGTCCCGGCGGACGATTCGGTCGGTTTAAATCGCTCTCTAAATACTATCACAGTTAATTTGGAGGCTAAACGCGATATGACTAAAGAACAAATTGAAGAAATCAAAGAAGAACAAGAATCCGCTCAGGTTGAAGAAACTCCGGTAGAAGAAATTAAAGAATCGGAAGTTGAAGAAACTCAAGAGCGCCAAGTTGAAGAGAATAAAGAAGATGAAAATCTCGAAGACGGAAAAGACGCTGAACATCCTGAAAGTGTTGATGATGATAGTTCAACTGTTCGGGAAACAGAAGAAGTAAAAGAAGAACGTGAAGCTGCTCCGGTTGAAGAAGAAAAAACCGAGGAAGTGGCTGAACGTTCCGAAGAAGACGAATTAGAAATCCGCGAAATTGCACGCGAGCTAAATATTAACGACGAAGAATTAGAACGCGCATTGGCAGTTAAAGACATGACGCCGGAAGCATTCCGCACTAAGGCACTAAATAACATTACCAATGCTCAACGTATTAACGAACAACAAATTAAGGACTCTAAAATGGAAAAAACTTTTGACCTGAACAACGTAATTCGCTCTCTGGTAGATGGTGAAGCTCTGGGTGCTCACGAAGCCGAGTTTTCTGCAATGGCTGCTACTGCAACTATGCAGCGTGGTCGTGCTGCTCGTGGTGGCTCTGTATTCGTTCCGGCTGCTGCTATGCGTGCTGCTGCTGCTGGTAACACCAAAGCTGACCTGACTGCTATCACTGACGAAAAACTGATGACTGAATCCTACATCGAAATGCTGATGCCGGAATCCGTTCTGGGTCGTCTGGGTGTGACTGTTTATAGTGGCTTGACTGCTCCGACCGCTATTCCAAAAATGACTAAATCCAGCGTTGACGCTTTCGGCTTCGTTGATGAAAACGGTGCTGCACCGGAAGGCAAAGCTGAATTTGCAAACGTGAAACTGTCTCCTAAGACTTTTGCTGGTGGGAACCCGATCAGCCGCCAGAGCATCAAAACCGTACCGGGCATCGCTACCCTGATCACTGATCACATCAACCAGGCTGTTCGCATCAAACTGGAACAACTGATTCTGTCTGACAAAGCTAACGATCGTGGTCCGGCTGGTCTGGTTAAACAACTGGTAGACGCTAGCCGCGTTGAGAAGAAAGCTGCTTTCACCTACAAAGACTTCCTGAAAGAAATTGCTAAACTGACCGACGCTGGCGTTCCGGCACAGTCCATCAAGTTTGCAATGAGCGGTGCAACTGCTGCTGAACTGGAATCTACCCTGAAAGATAACGGCGTTTCTGGTTATATCATCGAAAACGGCAAACTGGCTGGTTACGAAGTAGTTACTTCTGGTGTTATTCCGGCAGACCACATCGTTCTGGGTGACTTCTCCGGTATTACTATCGGTGAGTGGGGCGGTCTGGAACTGGATATGGACGACACCACCTACCGCGCACAGTCCGCTATCGTTCCGCGTATCTGGGTAGATCTGGATTATGTAGTTACCCAGCCGGAAGCTCTGAAAGTTCTTCACGTCTCCGAATGAACTAGCTTAGAACCTTCTGAACCTTCCCCCGATTTGGGGGAAGAAAATCTGATTCCATCTCAGGAAGAAGAAGTTCAAGAGGTTACGGCGAAAGCCACAGTTAAAAAAGAACGTAAGACTAAAGCAAAATAATAATTAGCCCTGCCTAACGGTGGGGCTTTTTTGTATGTAAATACTCCATAAAGGGGGTAACTATGTTCAAATTATCAGAATCACAATTATCAAGAATGTTTAAGAGTGCTCCTGTATTTGTGGTGGAAGGTGGTAAATCAATTCGTGCTTACCATGAAATTACTACTACCGACGAACAAGGGGTAATTACAGAATCAGAATTTCTATTTTGTCGTGAGGGAGACTTAAATCAGGGTGATGTTGTCATTGTAGACGGTGAACGCTTCAAAGTTCAATACGTTAAGCGCAATGGTGATAATACTTCTGATTGCTTTATTGCTCGTGCAGGGGGTACACATGCTCGCTACCGTTAATAATATGCCGAGACTGAAAATCAAACGCGCCTTGCAAGATATTATCGAACAAGATTTAGGTCTGGCTTTAAACGTAGAACAAACTCAGCAAGGCTTTAGTGATGACGTGGTTTGTTGGATTACTGGCATGAATGAAACTTATACGCGTGTTCGTGGTGGTAATGCAATGCAAGCTGAATGCGTTATCGAAATGCAGTTGTATTCTCAGAATCATGAAACAAAAATCCATGAGGGTATTTGCCAGATAATCCAGATTCAGCCGGATAACCCACGATTTAAAGATTTGGGCTTCTCTATTTCAGATATCACTCCAGTAGCTTCTAATACCGATTATGACGATGATTCTAGTGATGGGGGTATCGTTGGGACACTTAGCCTTAAATTTTCTTATCTAGCGCGTTTTTAAGGGGTAATAATGAATATTACGCATGATAACTTAGATATTTTTACGGGGTCGCATGTTGAAGTGTCGATCTCTAACCAGCTAGACAATCAGGTCGACTTTTTCGATCCTAGCTTTAGTGGTGTATCGAACATCGCAGCGTTTCCTACGCTAACAGAATCAACCGAGATCGAGACTTACGAAGAGTATGATCATGATGCAACGGGTAAGCTGGCAGGTTATCGTAGACTGGAACCAACTACGCTGGTAGTAAACCGTGTTCTTGACGATGAACATCAAGCAATGTTGATGAAAGCGGTAGAGGATAAAACACCTTTACGCTTCCGTATGTTCTATGTTGTGAACTCTGGCTATAGTGCTGCTAACACTGGTTACTATGTCATCTATGATGCTTATGTCACTAGCCATAAAACCCGTGGTAGTGATAACAAAGCTGTAACACTGGAATTTAAACTTGAACCAGATGGCGGGATTCTAGCAAGGGGTATTGCAACCGAAGGTAAGATCTTGCGTCAGGGTGATTTTGGTTTGGGTGCTGGTGTAAATCCTTTCAGCGGTCCTATTGATAGTGAATCTCTGACAGGAAACCGCTTCGTAACCTACAAAGGAACGGCTAGCACTAACCCTTATGGTGCTGATACATCGTTAATTCATCTTCAATCTAATGAGCATGGCGCATGGCAATTAACGTGTAATACTTCCGGTGCTCCACGTTTGCGGGTACGAAATATCCAGGAAAATGGGAAGTCGGAATGGATTAAAGTCTATTCTACAAACGAGAAGCCTACACCAGCCGAAATTAATGCTGTTGCTAAGACTGATAGAATCGACTTCGGGGAATACTGATCACTTCTCTAAATAAAACATGACGCGGGGAGGTTAACGCCTCCCTTATTCCTGTTTTATGTGAGGTGATTAGATGCAATCAATCCAATTTAAACGCACACAGACGGCTGGTAAAAAGCCGACGCCGGAACAATTACAGGTCGGTGAAATCGCTATTCAGATGGCAGACCATGTAATTTACACCAAAGACAAAAATAATGCAGTAGTTCAAATCTCTGTTTCTCCAGAAAAACATGCTGAACTTAACACTAAAGTAGACCAGAATAAAACTAATACTGACCGTGTTATTGCTTCCAACAAACAAGAAGCCGCTGACAATCTGGCTGCTGCTAAATCTGAACTGAATAACACCATTACCACGAAAGATACAGCGACCAATAAGCGCATTGATGCTACTAACACCACTGTTAGTAACTTAACCCAGACAGTTACGGCAAATAAAACCGATGCTGATACTAAAATCAATAACCTTACGGGGACAGTTGCGGCAAACAAATCAGCTATTGAAACTACCGTAGCGAATAACAAACGAGACGCGGACAATAAAATCTCAGCTTTAACCACTACGGTTAATGACAATAACACCGCAATTAATAGCCGAGTTGATACCACTAACACTAACGTTAGCAACTTAACTAAGACTGTTACCGCTAACAAGTCTGATGCTGATAGCAAGATCTCTAGCTTAACTAGCACGGTTGCAGCCAACAAATCGGCTATTGAAACCACGGTAGCAAATAACAAGAAAGATGCCGACACGAAGATCACTAACCTTACAGGGACGGTGAATAGCAACCATACCGCTATTAACGCAAAGGTTGACAAAAACAAAACTGATACTGATTCAGCGATCGCAGCCGCTAACCGTCGAATTGATGGTATTGAAGGTAGTGGTGATGCTCTTTACATCAAGAAGAATACCAACACTAAACATGGCGGGTATCTGTTAAGCAAGACAGCTAACTATCTGGAAGACCAGACAGCACGAGATCTTAACTACTTTGGTGCTTTCCGTACCAATGGTCAAGATGGTTTATTAGACCTAACTCTTAACGTTCCTCATTCTTCCGGCGTGCAACATGGGCGCGGATTTACTTTCCAGTATGGTCACAATGGATCACGCGTAGAAACTTACGGTTATAACGCACAAGGACAAAAAGCATTTAGCTATAAAGTATATCACGAAGGTGATAAGCCAACTCCTAGCGAAATCGGCGCATACACCAAAGCCGAAGTTGATAAAATGTTTATCAAAAACGTTAAAATGTCTGTTCCTGCTGGTGATGCAACCCGTGGTTATTTCAAGATTGCAACTGCCACGATCCCACAGAATGGTCGAATGGTAATGCTTCGTATATTCGGTGGTAATGGTTATAACGTTAATTCTTATGATCAGGTTGACTTTGTAGAAATTGTTATTCGTTCCGGTAACAATAACCCGAAAGGCGTTAGTATTGCTGCATATCGTCGAAATGCTCTTAACGTTCATCAAGTATTTGCGGTTAATACTTCCGGTGATAACTACGACATTTACGTTAACTATGGTCGTTATACCGATAACGTGATTGTCGAATACGGTAAAACTGATGGCGTTACTCTGACAGTACATGATGTTCCTGAATTAACTCTCGTTAAGCCGTCTACTGGTGTTACCGATGCTCGCGTTATTACAATGTTCAACACCGAAAACAAAGCCGGTGGATTTGCCCCTATATTTCCAGACATCTGTTATCACT